CATAGAGATTGCATTTATCGGATAGCACAATAAACGTTATTTTCTATAAATTTTATATTGCTTGAAATATAGGGAAAAATCAATAAAATGTCAACCCCTCATCATTTCCTTGTCCAGACAATAGCAGCAATGTAAGGAAACCACCATTTTTTATCGCTCCCCCTGTTAGTTTTTCCTTCCTCATTTGTGGCAGAGAAAAGTAACATGGTATCCTCGTGTTACCAAAACGCAACACAGTGTTACACATTTACATAGTTGCAATCCGTATAAATTTATCATAAGTTTCCCCATGTCGCGCCATCAGGCTGCGAAACATTGTAGACAGGTTTGCAAGCCTGAGTGCCGGTAAGCTGCTCCTTACCGGCCTCTACTCTCAAGAAAATCACAAAGGGGCAGCGGGGCAGCGCACTATGAAGCACGATATTTCCAAAGTTATAAACCGCCTTATTGATTATAACCCCGATTTCGCAAAACGGGGCGACTGGATGCTCGTCCATTGGTGGATCGATGAAGGCGCTGATCTTGAGAAAGACATTCTGCCGGCCATAGAGGAGTGCATCAGGCGCAAGCCGGGCATTGCCTCAATATCCTATTTCCGCCCCGCTGTAGAGCGCCGCAAAGAGAATAGGCTGCTATTTGAGAAGGCAGCGAAAACATTTGTCAAAGAAGTCGTAAGCGATGAAATGAAGGCCAGAAATATCGCTTTCAAGCGCAAGATGAATATTTTCATAAACGCGCATGATGAGGCGTTTCTGTTGGGTTATGAACTAAAAAATGGAGAGGTGAAGGTTTAGACTGCTGGGCGAGCGGTGAAATACGTCAGCACCCAGCATTAAGAGGACAATTACTGAGGGTCGGCAAAGTTGTCAAGTGGATGACTCATACCGCGAGGTAGAAGGAACCACTTCCGGGTGCAGGTGTTGCATAAAAGTTCCTTTGTGTACATGGGATAACCTCTCAAGGTACATTTGCATAAGCGACGGCGGCTCCGAAGTGCCTCAGTCCATGCAAGGGTCTAAACCGGTGTAGAAGCCGGGTTAGACTCTTATTGCCTTCGCTCCGGCTCACCTAAGTGCCTTGGTTAAGTAGTAAGTAAGAGGTAACTATGAGAACGCTAAAACATTAACGGATAAACACCAACACCATTACATTACGAGAATTTCAAGCTAATCGCGTACTATTAACCGACTACATTTTAAGAAAGTTCAACATGATCCCGCAATTAGCTATAGGTAAGGGCAATCGGCTTGGTAAAATAGCATCTGAACGTGATGACGGTATGCTTACGCCTAAGTGGTTATTCGAGCAGCTTGACGCGGTGTTCAAATTCGACCTGGACGCGGCTTGCACAAGTTATAATTGTTTATGTGACTATGGGTTCTATTTTGATGAAGGCACGAATGCCCTTGAAATTGGTTGGGGGTTTAATCGTGTATTTTGCAACCCACCATTTTCCGGCAAGGCGGCATGGATGAAGAAGGCGCATCACGAGGTGCAAAACAATAGTTGCCCTATCGTAGTGATGCTTCTGCCAACGAATAGCATGGATAGCAAGCCCTGGCATCAGTTCGTATATCCTCATTACAAATTCGACATTCTTGAGGGGCGTGTATCGTTTCTTGACCCGGTGACAATGCTGCCAAAGAAGGGAAATAATTCAGGGACGACTGTCGTTTATTTCATGAAAAAACCAAAGAGGCCGGTGTGATATTTTTTGGTTTATTATGGGCTTCTGAAGTCGATCTCATGCGTTTGTGGTGGAAAGAGAGTCGCACATGGTGGTAGTGATTAAGACTTCTTTTTCTCATAACGAGGGATATTGCCCTGTGGTGTTGATCGATGACAAGTGCATGTACAGCGGCGAACGATATAAAACCCGTCTCGGAGCCATGAAAGACGCTATAAAGTGGGCTAAGAAACTCAAATGGCCGAAACAGAAGTGTCATTAGAATCAAGGAGGTGATGACGATGGTGGCCTTTAACTTCAAAAAGCAATTTGCCGATGCTGTAGAATCCGGCGAGAAGCTGCAAACCATACGCCGCACGCGAAGGGCTAATGTGGGCGATAAGGTGCAGCTCTATACTGGAATGCGCGCGTCTGAATGCAGGTTATTGAGAGAAGCAAAATGCGTTGCAGTTGATTCTGTCTTGCTAGACGTGGAACGCCCTTATTTCAGTCAACCGGGATGGTGGCCTAAAGACTGTGATGAATTTGCAAGGCGCGATGGATTCCGCACATACTTCGATATGTATGCGTTCTTTTTTAACCAGTACGGAAAACCTCAATTTGAGGGATACGTTTATCTTTTCAGCGCGAAAGACGATTAACATGGCATGGAACCCCGATCACTCTGCCGGCGCTGGCAAACCGATAATCGAGCGCCCGGACAATCCCCTATCCCTCTCGACCGACGAGTTGCTGGCATGGCGTGAGCAAAGGCTCAGGATGTTTATGAGCGCTGAATATATTGCTGAAATGCACGCATTCGTCTATCTGGCAGCCAGGAGAAGGTTTCTAAAGCTTTATCGTGAGCATCGTAAAACGAAAATAGGCTGCCGCATGTCAGAGATAGACTTCATGCGTTGCATGGCGCCAAATGCTGAAAATGCGATTTACCACATGGAGCGTGTCAGCACGAAGGATACTTTTTTCAATGGGAGCGTGAGAATATGACAAGTCCGCGCATGAAAGCCCGCGACGAACGCAGATTGACCTACTCAGGAAAACGCTGCCCGCATGACGGCTCACGAGAATATTACACGGAATCAGGTGAGTGTGTTGAATGCCAGTCCTATCATCACGCCGTTAAGGAGTTGAGGATTGAAGGGGTGGACGGTCGTACGGAAGGCCAGAAAGCAGTGAAGAAATTGCAGGAGAAGTACCGCAAATGACGGAGGAAATGAAACATGGTCTCAGCTATACGGACGCTAGACTGAATGGGCTTCCGACCTTCATAGGTAGAAACCCCTGTAAGAAGTGTGGCGGCAAAATCCGGCGTCTCAGCAATTGCAAATGCATAAATTGTGTGCCTAAACTAATAAAGTTGAAGCCGCCCTCCGGCGTTGTGGCTAAACCACACAAAATGACCGTTGCGGATGCGATGAAAAATGTGGATTATTCGCAAGATGAAGTTATAATCAGCTGGGGTTGTCTATGAGTAGACATGAACGACACATAGTCTATCATAACCATTTTGCCTCGTCCTTTGCGTCATCAGCTTTCGCTCGCCACCATTCATCAAACGAAAGCGGCCAGCCGATTACTCCTTTAGGGATAATCCACTCGTTCTTGAATAGTGCATTGACCGCGTCTCTATCTTCCACAGGAATAGGATTTTTGAATCCCTGAATATCCAATACTTCCGCTATCGTTAACGTAGAGGTGACAATTTTTAAGCGCCCATTATTTGCTTCATCGAATAACTGAGTTATTACATCCGCCCTGCCAACCTCATCCTTTAGCCAAGCCAAAAACGTGCAGGAATCAAAATAAATCACCTCAGACATATTGCTTCAGGATACCCCTCGTCATTTTGTAATCGGATACCCCTTCCGCAGGAACTATTGGAAAGATTTTATCTACCCTTATTGCATAAGGAATGCCTTTGCCGGAGTATTTAATCAAGCCCTCTGCTTCTACACGTTGCTCATAGAATTTATATGCGCTGTCAAATACATCTCGCTCAGCAGCAGTACAAAGAATACGGGCGGAATATAAGGGTTCGATTATGGCAAACTCTGGTGTATCTTCACTATCAAGCACCAATAGTTTTCCTTCAATCGCCCCATATTCAGTAAATGCGCCTTCAAGGACTACATTCACATTTCCTTTAATAGTCGCGCCTATATTTGTTGGTTTTTTATTGAACCATGCGCCACGCTCTACAAGAGAGAAAACAGCCTCTTTTCCTACCGGGCCACGGCCAAGATGTTTGCGGTCTTTCGCATGTTTATTCTTCTCTTTGCCACCAACATACGTCTCATCGGCTTCAACAGTCTTACCCTCGCCGCCCATCGGTTCAATGTGCAGAACACGCATTGCTTCGCGCAAGCGATGAGCCATAAACCACGCTGTATTATACTGCACTTCAAGAATGCGGTGAAGCTGATGCGCTGATATGCCCTTTTTGCTAGAAGCCAAAAGATGCGCAGCCTGTAACCATTTCGTCAAAGGAACATGGCTAGACTCAAATACAGTGCCAACTTTTACCGTGAATTGCTTGCGGCAGTTATAGCATTTCCACAAACCGGGGCGCGTGGCTTTGCCCTTCAAACGATTAAGGCGTTCTACGCTTCCGCAATGCGGGCAATTTGCGCCGTTCGGCCACAAGATACTTTCGAGGTGCAGGATTGCGGCCTCTTCATTGTGGAATTGGGGTTGAGATAATTTACTCATAGGATTAACCTTTCAGATTATGAGCAAACACTACACCTTGTTTCTGGGTTTGTCAACTACGCAATCCCCCTTTCTTTCATTAGTGAATATGGCTTACCCGTTTGAAGAACGATATCGCCTTTACGATGCCCTTCCAAAACTTCGTAGTGATACCATAAGCGATCTAATTCCTTGCTGGTTTCTCCAGTCCATTTGCACGCATCGCCTTTGAAGTAATAATCAGCTTTCTCCATGTACGTATCTCCTTACAAAACTGTGTGGAATTGACCGTGTGAATTTACATTGCCAGCGAATACTTCGCTCAATACCTGCGGCGATACTTCAAACTGGTAGCCAAGGGTGCGAATATGACGCATATCGCTCTCAGTGAGCGTTTTACGGCCCAGCAATTGGCAAAATACGCGGGAGTCATCGCAATTAGGATAAACCGTGTCCTTGCCATAAACCTGTTTGATGATGATGTATAATGTACGCATGGTTTTTACTCCTGGGTTGTGGGTTAACGTCCATTGCCTGATGCAATAAATAAGTTATAGGATTTTGTGTCCACAAAGTCAACTGTTATTTTATATTATTTCCACTTTTTGTGCACACATTTATCTTGACGTGTTTTATCAGTGTGTTATTATGAGGTATGGACAATAAAACACATGTGCTTAAAGTAAGGGTAACAGAGGCTGAAGCCTTGAGCGCGTTTGACGATGCTGCGGCGCGCGGATTCACTTTGTCTAAGTTGGTAAGGATACTTCTTAAGAATGAGCGCTGCCGCCGACAGAGAAAGAGAAAGCCTGATACAGGAATTCAAGAAAAATAAATGGTTGCGAATAATAAGCCATTATGGCAAGAAAACAGGGGACAAAAAGCGTACCAGCACTGATTAACGATAAGGCAGCTGAAACAGTAACGCAACGGGTAGAACTTGTCCTGGTTCACATAGAAAAATCCAAAAAGGGCGATAAGATTTTAGCCACTCTTGGCAATCTTCGCGCCATGCTTAATCATTATGGCATTGTATGCCGTTATGATGTTATCAAAAAGCGCCTCATTCATATCATACCGGGCGAAGAGTTCAGCACGGAAAACGAGGAAGAGGCGGCATTGGCCTGCATCTATTCCTGTATGAAGGAAAATAGAATCCCTGTTGACGGCTATAAGCTTTATCTAGTGCGGATTGCCGATGAAAATCAGTTTAATCCAGTACTTCAATATGTGCGTTCAAAGCCTTGGGATCGTGTGGATCGGATGCCGGAATTCTGCGCGACAATCGAATCACCGGAAACAGAGGCAAAAAATCTACTTATAAGGCGATGGATGATAACAGCTATGAGCATGGCTCTATACAATGGCATTGACGGAGCCGGTTGTTTAGTCCTGCAAGGGCCGCCCGATTTAGGTAAGACATGGTGGGTTAAAAAGCTTGTGCCGCAAGAGATAAGAGAAAACCTGATACGCACGGATGCAACCGTTGATCCCGGTGACAAGGATCAGGTTAGCCAGGTTATATCGTATTGGATCGTTGAATTAGGTGAAATAGGCGCGACATTCAGAAAAGCGGAATTACAAGCCCTCAAAGGCTTTATTACCCGCGATCATGATACAATGCGGCGTCCCTATGGCGAAGGCGATAAACGCTTCCCCAGGCGCACTGCTTTGATTGCCAGCGTGGATCAGTTCATCTACCTGATTGATACGGCTGGCAATCGGCGCTTCTGGACTATCCCCTGCACAAAGATAAATTCCTATCACGAAATAGACATGCAACAAGTATGGGCACAAGTCCTAAGTATGATTGAGGCGCACGGCGAAACATGGCGATTAACGCAAGTTGAAAAAGACCATATTAAGCGCATAAATGAAGAACATATGCAGATTGATCCCATCATGGAAATGATACAGGAAAAGTATAAATGGGAGGAATTGGCAATGGTTGCGCGCTGGGAGACGGCTACAAAAATTGGTGAAGAAATTGGACTAATAGATCTTGGTCACAGAGAAACACGGCTCATAACCGGCCATGTCCTTAAATTAAATGGAGGCCAAAAAAAGCGTACAGGCGATAAACGCTATTTACTGGTTCCTGCTTTGCGTCCCAGCTAATTGCATAGCCAGCATCTTGACCGGACGGCTCATATTAATTTTCCCGCGTTCCATCATCGAAACGGCATCCATCGTTATTCCTAGCATGGGCGCAATTTCCGCCTGCTTTAATCCAAGCCTTTCACGCAATGCCCGTAATTCCTTACCTGTCATATTTTGCCTCGTCCTTCGCATCATCAGCCGCATTTCTCCAAAATTCTTCATAAGTCATAATCCGAGAATGCGTTAACCAAGGGTTTTGTTTATTCCATGCATAAGTGCATGGTGCCTACCTTATCCTCATAAAAATGTCGCGGGTGTGGATGATAAGCTGGCCTCATACGTTACCCTCCGCCAAACGCTTCATATCTGCAAGAGCGGCCTGGTTATCGTCAAAGAATCGGCATGGATTGATTTGGGATTTATATACTTGACTAACCAAGCGGCATGGGTTATCATAATTCCATAATCAATGGAGACGTTATGAAAACCGAAGCAAAAGACACCTTAGACGTTTTTGGATTTTTCAAGAAATTCCCCGACGAAAAAACGTGTGAAGATTTTATCATTGCCGCCCGCTGGCCGCGTGGTGTTTATTGCCCGCATTGCGGAAACTATAAGCTGTACCGCCTCGAAACGCAAAAGCGTTTTAAGTGTGCGGGTTGCCGCAAGCAGTTTTCAGTCCGTACCGGCTCTGTGCTGGCGGAAAGCAAAGTGACGCTGCAACAGTGGTTACTTGCCGGTTGGCTTCTCACTACTCACCGCAAGGGCTTTTCCAGTGTGCAGCTTGGCAAAACGCTGGGCGTGACGCAAAAGACGGCTTGGTTTCTCGCTCACCGCATACGCGATGCCTTTAGAGAGGAAGGTGGATTGTTCGACGGCACTGTTGAAGTAGACGAGACATATGTAGGCGGAAAAGAGAAGAATAAACACGCAAACAAAAAGCTACATGCCGGACGGGGAGCCGTTGGAAAAACCGCCGTCATGGGTATCAAAGAGCGCGGCGGCAAAGTGAAAGCCAAGCCGATTAAGAATGCGGACGCTAAGACATTGCAGGGTGAAATCAGGCGGGTTGTAACTCCGGGTGCAACCGTATATACTGACGACCATCGCGGTTATCATGGATTGCTTGATTATCAGCATGAATCGGTAAAGCATTCCGTAGGTGAATATGTGAGGGGCATGGCTTCTACCAATGGCATAGAGTCCTTTTGGGCACTGCTGAAAAGAGGCTTATACGGGATTTATCACCAGATGAGCCCGGCGCATCTTCGCCGCTATGTGGATGAGTTTTCCTTCCGCCAGAATACTATCGGTCTCACTGACGAAGCCACTTTTGCCAAGATGTTCTATAACAGCAACGGTCGCCGTCTCACCTATAAGGAGTTGACCTGTGTCGCGTAACGCAACGCTCATAGAGCCTATTGACGCGAGTTTTGATACCGTAATGCGGGCGATAGTACATGCGCCGGAGAAATTGCCGGAGAGAATCGCAACCCCTTCGCTGGCGCACTGGACGGGCAAAATTCATTGTATGGACTGCATAAAATTGATGAACGAATTGCCAGCGGGAAGTATAGGCGCAATCGTCACTTCCCCGCCGTACAATATCAAAAACAGCACGGGCAATGGCATGAAAGACGGGCGGGGCGGTAAGTGGCCGCAAGCCGCGCTTATTAACGGCTACAAAGACCATGCCGATGATATGCCTTACCCTGAGTATGTCGCATGGCAGCGCAAATGCCTTGATGCCATGATGCGCGTATTAAGGCCGGACGGCGCGATATTCTATAATCACAAGTGGCGCGTTCAAAACGGCTTATTGCAGGACAGGGCGGAAATCATCGCGGGCTTTCCAGTGCGCCAGATTATTATATGGAAGCGCAAGGGCGGTATAAACTTCAATGCAGGGTACTTTTTACCTACCTATGAAGTGATTTACCTGATAGCCAAGCCGGACTTTAAGCTGTCTCCCAAAGCAAACGCGCAAGGGGATGTATGGGAGATACCGCAAGCGCGTGACAATACACACCCTGCCCCCTTCCCTATAGAACTGGCGCAACGCTGTATATCGGCAACCCAAGAGGGCGTTGTGCTTGATCCTTTTATGGGAAGTGGTACAACAGCCCTGGCCGCAGAGATACTTAACAGGGAATGGATAGGCGCTGAATTATCGAGTAACTACTGCAAAATGGCGGAAAAGCGGCTTAAAGAGCATCAAGAAACCAAGCTGATATAATGGCACCGCGAAAACTTGTAGGCACTATCCAGCCGCGCACCGGAACCGCGTGTTTTAAGAAAATCGCGGAAATCCTGAAAGCAGGAACATGGGAATTTTCTGATGACGGCAAGTATAACGGCAACGGCGCTCCTGGTAGGTACTTAGAGGATTTGCTGGGCGTGAAAGCCAATAATGCCGATTCGCCTGACATGGAAGGGTGGGAGATTAAGTTTCACGGCGGTAATTCCTTGCTTACGCTTTTCCATAAAGACCCTGAGCCTAGAGGCATAATCAGGACTATCGTACATGACCATGGATGGGATGACGGCAAAGGCCGTATCAGCTTTCGGCATACGATAAGCGGCGAGACTTCACGGGGATTTTATGTGGTGAACGAAGAGGATAGGATTGTCATACGCAATCGCCATAAAGATACCGCCGTCCAGCACTGGACGCATAATACTCTGTTTAATGCCTTTGCCGCAAAACTGCGCCGTCTCATAGTGGTAAGTGGCAGCATGATGAAAAACCCGCGCCGTGTCGTCTATGAAGAAGCTACCGCTTATTGGGAGCCTGACATAAGGGGATTTTCAAAGGCAGTCGCGGACGGTCTTTTCTGTGTGGACTTTGACGCACGGACGCAAGGTGGTCGTGGTATATAAATCCCATATATTTTATGAAAATACCAGAAAACCAAAGGACAGAAGTGCTAAAAATGCTGAAAGAGGGAATGCCAGATAATGCCGTTGCTGAATTTTATGGCGTCACCAGACAAACAATCGGAAATATGCGCAGAAAAGCAGGATTATATGTAAAATATAAACTGCCGAATAAAGAAATGTGGAAAGAACATCTTAAGGTATCAAAACTAACCGCAAATGCCATATATCATGGCGTCTTAATACCAGAGCCTTGCGAGATATGCGGGGTATTCGGAAAGAATGATAAGGGAAAGCGCAAGGTCCATGCTCATCATGACGACTATAATAAACCCTTAAGCGTGCGCTGGCTTTGTGAAAATCATCACAGAGAATGGCATCTGACCAACAATGCCATTCCATGCTCATTCTTGAATCCGTGTCATATATCGAAAATTTGATAAAAGAAAAATATGACTTTAATTCAAAAGAATATGAATGGAAAACCGCAACAGAAATAGCGGCTGAAATAGGACTGAGAAATATAACTCAGGCCGATACAAGAGCCATAGTTAGAGCCTTATCAACTATCTATCAGGATAGGACTCAAATGTTCAAAAATACATCGTATAAAAGATTAATATATGTGCCGTCGATGACTGAGAAATAAATACTTGGTCTCACTCAGTCACCCCTCAGTCATGCGTTTTTTGAGTGTCACAGCCAGTTACAGAAGATTCGTGACTGAGTGACTGAGTTTTACTAGGAGCTATATGGATATAGAGTAATGATGGGTGTATTTTTATACTGCCCGTAACAGCCTCAGTCACACAGTCATAATAATGTATATTATTTATATATATCAGTTACTTATCTAATGACTAAGTATGTGACTGAGTAGCGACTGAGTGTGTCGGTTTGATAAATTGACAAAGTTATAAAATACAATATGATAGTGTCTATGAGCGACATTTACACAAAAATGGTGAAAGACTTCACGCCACGCCAAAATACAAATGCGCCGGTACAAGAAACACAACAAAGCGCAACTAACACCACATTGAGTGAGATGGATAAGGCACTCATTGAGCAATGCCTAGATATGCCGCGTAAAGACCTACAAGGTCTATTACAACGCATTATCCAAGCCGCATGGGGGTATGGTAGCTTAACGGGAAAAGAACTGCTAGAAATGGCATTAAAAACGAAGGACGAGGCATATGAGGCATTAAAGCTCACCGCATTGACTCTGGCGGTGAATGCTGGCGACTGGCGCGAGTTTAACGCCTTGGCGACGTTTTGGGCTGAGAGGGAGAAGGGCAAGCCGATAGGCGCGGCTCCCACGATAAACATAGGCCAAGGCAACGGAGAGAAGAAAATACAGATAGTATTCATGAACGCAGATGATGTGAAGCGGGAGCGGGAAGGGAAACTGATTGACATGACGCCGAGAGATTAATATATTAACCACTATATGTAGTCGTGAAGAATTATTAAAAATGGGAAGGACGCATAAGTCATTGATATACTACGGTTAATATAATTTAATGTACTTTCCATAATACAGATTATAAAATAATAGCAATAAAACCATTACAATACAATATGATAGGAATAGGGAATTGTCCCGCGCATTCCTTCCGTTCTGGGGGAAGAACGCCTAGAAATGACCCCCCCGGTATGACCCGCGTAATGGACTTCCGGCATGTCTGTATTAGGCACCACAATTCTGCTTACGGGATTTCCAAATGACCCGCACTCCAAAGATACACGATGTTCATGGCGAAGGAACTGAGCATTGGAAGTATGGGGATGTCTTCACAGTAGCCCCTGATAGAACTGTAGATAACTGGCGTATGGTTATGGATGGAGATAGGCTGAGGTTGTTTCGATTGGTTCCATTTCCGAACCCCGAATCCACCTGGGAATCTTTGGTGTGACAATGCCTATTGAATTTGGTAAATAATTTAGAAACCGTTTTTATTTTGCGGCAATTTTTTGAGATGGGGGAGGTATGGCTGAGCGTTCATTGAACATAATCGGTGCCGGTTCCGGCGGTGGGATGACGAGCGAGGAGGCGGATTTGTTTAAGAAGTTGAAGGAAGAGAACGCGAAGTTGGGGAAGCCGTGGGAGCATATAACTGAGAAGCCTGCGATGTTTGAGCGGAGGGGGACGTATAATCCTGTGACTGGGGAGGTGGAGTGATTATAGAAGATAAGAATTATTTGGAAAGCAAATATGTGGAGCATGTAGCGCGAGCGATATGCAGGGCGGATCGTTATGATCCGGATTCGGATTGGGAAATCTACACGGATCACGCCGTTGCCGCTATCGAAGCAATTAATGAGGTGGAATAGTGATTAAGCCATCAGAAAGCCTTGTAAATAAAAAGGCTGTAGCGATATTTGGAGGTAGAATAACTGATAGGGAGTATGACGAAAATCTTCTTTGGAAAGAAATGGTTTGTCTTCTGGATAATGTTTTTAAGCCTGATGGAGGGTATGCGGTTATAGAAAAACAACTGTTTGTAAAACGCCTCTATAAAGTTATTGAAGAAAATAAGGAAGATGGGCATCTTTATGGAATTTCATATCGCGCAGTGAATAAGGCGGTAGAGATTGTTTTGCCTTTTGGGTGGTGGGGAAGGCGCGGCAAGGATTTTACTGATTTAAGCAATGAGTATCTTTTGCCTGTTGCTATGCAATTTGAGAGGACGGAATAATGGTCTTTGATTATTGGAATTCACGCGCCAGACTCAATGCCGATGGTCACGATGAGAGCCAGTATCTTCCGAAGATATTAAATCCGGTTTCGGGGAAATGGGAAGAACCCCCGCCTGTGAATGCCTACCGTGCTGCTAAAGGAGATATACGGCGCAACGATGATGATAAGATTGAGTCTGCGACATGGCTGCCGCGCATTATGTTTTTGGGTCGGCGCATTGAGAAAGAGCATTATGACATGGCTGTGGTGGTGGAGTGCGTGTGGTTATCGGCAAAGAAGACTCTTGGCATCCTTGATTTAAGGGGGAAGCTCTTCGACAAAGTACCGGAGCTGGGGACGAATGTTGATGTTGATGCTTTTTTAGAGATGCACCGCACGATGGCGCGACCGGAATTGGAAGCGGTTCTATGGTTTGTGTCGTTTTATATAAGGGCGAGTAGTGCCGCATTGCCACTTGAAAGGCTCGGTGTTATCCTGCATGGACTTGAGAATGCACAAAATATTATTGACAATTGTAAACGCAAGCGTAAAGTAGCGTCATACACCTAGCCATAGCCACGTCAGAATTTCGAGCCGCCGCGTTGATTCGCAGGCGGTTTTTTTATGCTTTTGATGCGGGATAGTTCAGAAGTAGAACGCTCGGCTCATACCCGATAGGTCGGCAGTGCAACTCTGTCTCCCGCTACCATATTTCAAAACCACAACCCAAGGAGAATCCTATGACCGCATACGATAAAGGCGTCAATATGAGCAGCAATTCCGAAACCAGGGAACAGCCTATCGGCGCTCAGGCGAAGTACCTTGGTATCAAGGATAACCGCGAGCCTTCCGCCGGGCATCTGGACGTTGCGAATAAGCGTGAAGGTGGCAAGATGTCTGCTGCCGTGAGCATGGTTGAGCGCCACAATGAGCGCGGCGAACATGCACCGACCGTATGTGGCTATAAGATGCACGATGGCGGTATGCGCGATACTGGCACTGACGGGGAGTAAGCTTTTATGAAAGAGTGGTGGGACTCTTATCCGGATCATGAGCATGTGAAGGAAAAGCCGACTATTACTAATGAGCAAGTTCAGCGGTTACGGCAGATGAAAGCGGCGGCACATGAGAAGGCTATTTCTGCGAAACCTGCTGATACGCTTTCCATATTGGGCGCTGGCACCCCTTATAAACATTCCATTTACGACGGTGAATAATCATGGTTGAAAACGTACCGTTTGAGCGCACCGCCGGTAATACGGAGGGCAACAAATCCGCTATGGATAAAAGCTCTTATACGCAGCCAAAAAGCAAGCCCTGGCATAAGCCTATGGATTCTGTAGGGCCGGTAGCCACGGGGCCAGCGCCGACTATGACTCATGCCCTGAATATGATTCAGCAGTTAGCGCAGCCGCAGTATGAAGGCCACGGCAATGTGGAAGGACTCAAAGGCGGCTCCGGTATGCCGGAAGACATAAACCTCATGCGCCGCGCCGTCAATTACATGAACAAGAATCCCCGCTAATAATTTCAACCTTAATTTCAAGGAGACTAAAATGAGTGGACTTTATCCTGGTTTTCCCGCGCCTACAGCTCCGATTAACCCTAACGGCGTATGGGCTATGGACACGCTGGCTACGTCAGGAGCAACGCCTGAAACGGTCGCCATGACGCCCAGCCTGCTTGCCGGCATTGTCGGCGGCGGGGTGCCTTTAGTCGCAAGCAGATTCTACGGACTTCCTGCTGGCGCGACACCGGGTACGCTTCTTACGGTAACGGGTACGCTGTATGCTTACCCTTACTTCGTTCCGGGTCCGGCTACGATTAAAACTCTTGGCATTGATACCACAACCGGCCAGACGGGCGGCGGTGCGTTCATTGGTATTTATGCGGATAATGGCGCTGGCTATCCTGGTGCTCTTGTCGCGACATCTAATAATACGGCGGCATTAGCCGCGACTTCTGGCGCGGCGGTGCAGAACTATACTCCAACGACTGCTCTTTCTCTTTCCGGTGGCCTGTATTGGCTGGCGAGCATATTTACCGCTTCCGGAACGTTTCCGACTGTTGCCGATGTTTCCGCGACTTATACGCCGCTATTCTCGCAACTTGGTGCGGATACTGCGTTGCATCTTGCGGCAACTTCCGGTCAGGCAACGACTGGCGTTTCTGTGGCGGCTACCTACGGCACGCTTTCCGGAATCAATGGCGGTGTATTCCCGGCATCTGCCACGCTGTCCGTGAATGCCGGTACGCCGCTGATCATTCTGGGGACTTGATATGAGCATTGTCAAATCCGGCAAGGGATTTAAGAATGAATCCAAAACTGGAAAAACTTTCAGTAAAAAGCCTTTGAGCAAAGAAAAAGCTGAAAAGCAATTGCGTGCGATTGAGGTGAATAAGAAGAAGAAATAAGCACACGGCTGCTCAATACCGGATCAATGCAAAGGTGAGTTATGGAGGAAGCTAATCTAATTAGAGCGGCCTTCACTCCCAAGCTTCAGTTTCTTTTTCAACCTTCACGTTATAAAGTTCTTTACGGTGGCCGTGGTAGCGGACGTTCTTGGGGATGCGCACGAGCATTGTTGATACTTGGCATTCAAGACCCTCAACGTATTCTTTGCGCCCGTGAGTTTCAAAGCTCTATCCAGGAGTCGGTACATGCTCTTTTGAGCCAGCAGATTGATTTACTTGGATTGCAAGAATATTACGAAGTCCAGCAATCTACTATCATTGGTAAAGCTGGTTCTGATGCGTATGGGACGGAGTTTATATTTGCCGGATTGCGGCATAATGTGAACAAGATAAAAAGCATGGAAAAAGTAAAAAGGGTTTGGATTGAAGAAGCGCAAACTGTTTCCAAGCTTTCATGGGATACACTTATTCCGACTATTCGCATTGACGATAGCGAAATATGGATGACGTTCAATCCTGAGCTGGATACAGACGAAACTTATAGGCGTTTTGTGTCTTCTCCGCCTAAAAATGCTACCGTCATTAAGATGAATTGGAATGACAACCCCTGGTTCCCTCAGGTTCTTGAGCAGGAAAGAATAGACCTGAAAGAGCGTGATTACGACGCCTATCTCAATGTATGGGAGGGTCATTGCAAGCAGGCCCTTGAGGGCGCTATCTACGCCAAGGAATTACGCGAAGCTCAATTTGCCGGTCGCATAACGAAGGTTCCTTACAGCGCGTCGAAATCCGTTGAAGTATTCTTTGATTTGGGCTGGTCTGATAATACGTCGCTGTGGTTCGTGCAGCGCGTTGGATTTGAACTTAGGGTTATAAAATCCTATCAGAACCGTCATGAGACTTTGCTGCATTATTTGCAATATATTCAGTCACAGAAATATGTGATCGGGACATTGTGGCTGCCGCACGACGCCCGCGCCAAGCAGCTTGGCACCGGCATGAGCATTGAGGAAATGGCGAAGGCTTCCGGATATAACGTCAGGATAGCGCCAAGGTTATCCGTTGAAGACGGGATCAATGCCTTGAGAACGGTGTTCCCGACGATGTATTTTGATGAGGAAAACTGCGCTGATGGATTGCAGGCGCTCCGGCATTATCGCTATAAAGTGGATTCGCTTACCGGCCAGTTCAGCCGTGAGCCTTTGCATGATGAGAACTCGAATTATGCAGATAGCGCCAGATATATTGCGGTTTCCATGTACGAGCCGAAAGCGCGGAAGATTCCTATAATGATGGAGGCGTCCCGCGACAGCATGACAAGCGCTACTGGCTGGCTTGGAGGATGATGCTCATAACAAAACCGGAGAATAATATAATATGAGCGATACCTATGATGTCCTGGAAACCTTGGGCGGCGATGATAGGATAGTACGCGAAGCAAAAACGCGATTAGAATATTGCAGTAACCGGGAAGGCGAATGCCGCAAACTTTTCTTAGAAGATATAAAATTCGCCAATGCGGATTCCAATAACGGATACCAATGGCCGAACGATATTCAGACCAATCGCAACCGTGAAAAGCGCCCTTGTCTTACCATCAATAAAACGCATCAGCATAATCTACAGATTATCAATGACGCCAAACAGAATAAAGCTGCTATAAAAATCCGTCCCGTAGGTAATGAATCTACCTACGAAGCGGCAGAGGTTTATGAGGGAATAATACGGCATATTGAGTACATCTCGAATGCCAGCGATGCTTACGATACCGGCGTAAAGTTCCAGGTTGAAGGTGGAATTGGTTACTGGCGCGTAGTGACTGATTATATCGGGGATGATACGTTTGATCAGGAAATCTATATCCGGCGCGTCAAAGACCCGTTATCGGTTTTTCTCGATCCTGATATTAATGAGATAGACGGCTCCGATGCCATGTTCGGTTTCGTGTTTACCGACATGAAGCGTGAAATGGCGCGTGAGAAATATCCTGAATTCAAGGATAAAATGGGCGAAACTGCTCTTGGTAATGCGGATAACTGGATAGACGACCATCATGTGCGGGTGTGCGAATATTTCCGCAGAATAAAAAAGACCGATAAGTTGATTTCATTCCAGCATCCGCAGACTGGTGTGCAGCATACCATGCGAAAAAGCACATTGCCTGCCAGTATAGCAAAAGCCGTTATTGACGACCCGGCGAGCGAGTGTCGTGGCATTGAAGAATATGAAGTCCAATGGTTCCTCTTTATCGGAAACGAGATAGCCGAGAGGCGGATTTGGCCAGGTACGACAATTCCGATTGTGCGTTGCATTGGCGAAGAGACTATTATTGACGGCAAGATCGACCGCAAAGGCCATACGCGGGCGATGAAGGATCCTCAGAGAATCTATAATTATTGGAGCTCGGCCGCTGTAGAATTCGTCGCCCTGCAAGGCAAAACGCCCTTTGTAGGTCCAGCCGCAGCGATCGAGGGATATGAAACATATTGGCGTGAAGCCAACGTGCAGAATTTCTCGATATTGCCTTATAAGCATGTTGACGACGACGGCAAACCGATACCCGCTCCGATACGCGCCGAGGCTCCTGTATTCGCTCCTGCCTATGTGCAGGGTATGCAGGTGGCGCAGTCTGAAATGGCTATGGTTTCTGGCCAATATGAGGCTACATTTGGCGAGAAAAGTAATGAACGCTCTGGGCGAGCTATCAATGAAAGGGCGCGTCAGGGAGACAGGGCTACTTATCATTTTATAGACAATCAGGCGATTGCCATACGCAGGACGGGTAAGATTATTATCGAATTGATTCCGAAGATTTACGATACCGAGCGCGTCATCAATATTAAGGCCAATGACGGTAGTGGGTCGCAGGTGACGATTGATCCTAATGCTCGTCAGGCTTACATGAAAAAACGCCAGCAGAATGCTGATGAAGTACAACAAATTTTTATCAATCCGAATATCGGAAAATATGATGTGCAGGCCGATGTCGGGCCAGCTTATGCAACGCGCCGTCAAGAAGCATTCAATGCCTTGAGTCAGATACTTTCGCAGTCCAGCGAATTAATACCGCTGGTGGGGGACTTGCTATTCAAGGCGGCTGATTTCCCGATGGCGGAAGAGGTTGCCGAGCGCTTGGAGCGCATGGTTCCTCCGCAAGCCAAGGGTGAAGGGCTTGCGCCCGCCGTACAGCAACTACAGGGGCAATTGCAGCACATGCAGGGCATTATGACAACCTTGGTGCAGCAGTTGTCTGAGGAAAAGAGCAAGCTGAAGGCGAAGGACACGCAAAAAGAGATCGACATTTATGAGGCTATTACCAAACGTATTGAGGTGCTTTTGAAAAACGTGGTTGTCACGCCGAAGGATAACGCTGCGATGCTGCATGATCTGATGGTGGAAGAACATAAAGCAAGTCTACAGCCAGCAGAAGATGCGATTGAACCGGATCTACAAGGAGAAGCACAATGATTGTTGATGGAATAAAATATCGTTGCAAGGATGGTGGCCAGGATTTTTTTATTCCTATGGCTACATCTCCAGAAGAAATAGAGAAGGAAAGAGAATCTTATGCAGAAGTCCTTAGGGAGGATTTAAGGCTTCATAAAATGGCTATTTCTAGAAATGATCAATGCTTTCAGTTGGTGGATAAGGAAATAATCTGAATGGCTAAATATTCCCACAAACTAGTATCCAAAACCGCCCAGCAGATAGCGGCTGAATTTTATCAGGAGGCGGCCAGGGATAATGCTTTTTATAAAATGTGGCCGAATGAGCGCCAATTCGTCAATAAGCGGTGGGGAAATTTCATTCGTCCCGCGCGCGAGGCTTTAACAAGAATGCTTACGATGAGTCAATATTCCGAGGATATTAAAGTGGAAATTTATCAGGCACTGCTGCTTGACAGGGCTTTGCCTCCAAAGGGTGATACGTCAATACAAACTCCTACGCAAAGTATGGTGCATTAATTATGGGCACAAAATTGTTCACTATAGATCAGGCGCGCGGAACAAAGCAGTATGCTTTTACAATGCTTTCTGAAAAAGCAGATGAGAATATTGCGAAATCAATGTTAGTGGATATGGCTAAATCCGAAGGAAATGTTGAATGGTGTTTTCTGGAGCCAAGGAAAGCACTTGATGATGAATTTCGAGAAATAACTTGTTACCAAATGCTCGCAAATCCATTTTATTCTAAACAAGCCGCATAATATCGTACCTGCCGGTTTGCAGGGATAGCGCACCCGTCGCCTACGGGGATTGATATGGAGAATCTATGACTGAAGAAACGACTGGCATACCGCCGGAAGATAAAACTGCGACTACTACAGAAACTACTCCTGAAACCAAGACGGAAACTACTACCGAGAAATCGCCTGAGACGAAACCCGAAGAGCCTCCTAAAAAGGAAGAAGGAAAGTGGTATATCGATGTTATCACCGGGCTTCGGCATAACGTCCGCGAGAAGGGCGAGAAGCTTGAAGCGCTTGAAAAAGAAAACGCTGAATTGAAGGCCGGTAAGAAAGTAGAGCAACTGCCCGATGCTGAAATCCAGCGCCGCGCGCAAATTCTGGCTGAAACAAATCGGTTTAACGAGAAATGCAACAAGATAGCCGAACAGGGCAAGGAAAGTTTCCCCGGGTTTGATGCTGCTTTAGCTAATTTGAGCGCTGTTGGTGCTTTGGGTGCGAATTCTAATCCTGCATTTCTACAAACGGTAGCGGAGTTGCCGGAAGCGCATAAGTTGCTTCATCATCTGGGTAATAACCCCGATGAAGCGGCGAGGATTAATTCTTTGCCTCCGGTGAAGATGGCTATTGAGCTTGCGAAGATTGAGGCGAAAATAACCACGATGCAAGCCAAGCCGACATCGAAAGCCCCCCCGCCGATTACGCCTGTAACGGGAACAGGCGGCGCAAATAGTGACTTAGCCAGTCCTGATATGTCTATGGAAGAGTTTTCAAGGATCAGGGCGAAGCAGAGAGAAGAAAGATACAAGAGAAGCTAACCCGCTCGGCAGGGATATGCCGTGTTCAAGCAAAGATTTTATCGTATCTTTTTTCTAAAATTTTTCTTGCGACTTTTTTTATTTGCTCGTTGTTCATTTCAGGAAATAATACGTTTAATTCTTTTTTAGAGAGGGTCGCCATTTTTCCCATAAATCCCTCTAACATGTTATCTATTGAAGTTTTGCGGCTCATAATCTCTCCTAAAGCACCAGTGCTTATCGCTGGGTTCAATATTTAGACTAACCCGTATCGGCGGTCAATCCGAGAGTGCCTTATCAGGTAGGCATTTTTCCTGAGATTCTAATTGTTTGGCTTTACGTTTTACCCAAGCTGCTTTTCTGGATTCAGATTGCTGTTTGCGATAATTTTCATCTTGCCAGTTTGCCTTTCTTTTAGTTGATTGTGTTTGTCTGTGTTCTTCATTTTTCCACATTTTCTTGAACGCAGTGGATTTTTTTTCTTTATATTCAGTAGATTCCATAGCCTTTTTGAGGGATATGGATCGACGTTTCTGTAACTCAGGATCGGCACAAGCGGCTTGATGAGATATTCGTCTACGTTCTCTAAATTCAGGGTCTTGCCAAAGTTTTTTGCGAATAATAGATAATTTTTCCTTGGTTTCTTTTGAGGGGGTTGTGCCAGATTTTGCTGCTTCCGTCAAATTGTAGCTATTAGGGATTACTGCCAATAATTTTATTTCTGCTGCATTTAAAGCGACTTGTAATTGATCTTTTGGAACAAGAGAAAGATCAACGGCAACCTTAAATACAAAGGCTTTTTCGCCATATTTATTCCAAGCCCTTTGCAGATGAGAATTTCTATGAGCATTCTTGCGTAAGTGCCAATGATGGCTATGCCACCTTCGCCTTATGTTAATCGTTTGCCCGATATAGATTTTCCCAGAAATAGTATTGGTGATCGTATAAATACCGGGAAAATTTAATCCGCTATTTGCAGTCATATAAAACCTTTCGTTATTACAATCAAAATAATAACATAACCTTATACGCAGGTCAAGCGTAGTTTGTCCTATCAGAGGATTAAATCTGAGTTCGAGTTATAGCGCAAAATATCTTAAAACTCATATTTAACAGTATATTGCTATATAACATAGCGATACAACCTCTAGGAGAATTACTATATGGCAAACTCGCTTTTGACGATTAACATGATAACCCGAGAAGCCGTTGAGTTGTGGAAAAACACCAACAGCTTCATTCGCAACATTGATCGCCAGTACGACGATCAGTATGCTCGCGGGGGCGCAAAAATCGGCTCCACGCTCCGCATCCGTCTGCCGAACGATTATACCGTCCGTACTGGCCCTGCCGCAAGTGTGCAGGACACGGCGGAGCAGAGCACAACCTTGACGCTTGCTACTCAGGCTGGCGTTGATGTGTCGTTCAGCACCTTTGACCGCACAATGAGCTTGGATGACTTCTCTGAGCGCGTTCTTGCCCCGATGGTCAATAACGTAGCCGGCTATGTCGCCAATACGATTATGCAGGGTTCCGAGGGCGGTATCTGTAACTATGTTGCGAATACTGACGCCAACGGCAATATCATCTCTCCGACCGATAGCACCTATCTACAGGCTGGTGCAGCCCTTACACTGAACTCGGCACAAAATGCCCGCCGTAAAACGGTCAATGACCCGATTACGCAGGCGCGTGTCGTTTCCAGCCTGAGCGGTTTGCTGAATCCCTCGGAAATGATTTCGAGGCAGTATGCTACCGGCCAGATGTACCAGGCGCTCGGTTTTGAGTGGTTTGAAGACCAGACGGTTATCAAGCACACTGGCGGCACTTTCTCCGCTGGCGGCACGGTAAATGGCGCAGGACAGACCGGCACAACGATTGTTGTGAATGCCATCACCGGTACGCTCGTTGCCGGCGACATTATCACCTTCGCCAATGTCAATGCCGTAAACCGCATCACCAAACAGACCACCGGACAGCTTCGTCAGTTCGTTGTCACTGCAAACGTAGCAACGAACGGTACGTCGATTTCGATTTATCCGGCGTTGATTCCGACCTCTACGGGGGTCGCAGGTGGCCCAATCGTGCAGTACCAGACTGTTGACAGTTCGCCCGTAAACGCGGCTGCAATGGTGATGGTCAATCCGGCCAGCACAACGTACCGCAAAAACATCGCCTACGCTCCGCAGGCCATCACAATGGCAACCGCCGATCTCGTCATGCCGGAAAAGGGCGTCGAAGAGGCATGGCGTGAGGCTTTTGACGGCATTGCGATGCGTATGTTGACGGCGTATGTGCCAGGGACTGACCAGCTAATTACACGTCTAGATTGCTTATTTGGCTACTTATACACGCGCCCCGAATGGGCGTGTATAATTGCAGATTCAATCTAGTTACACTCGTTTTTTAATAACCGCACTCCTCTAAATTGTTACATTATTTTGTGACTTTTTAGAGGGGTAAAACTTAAAGGACCTCCCCATGGTAAAACCAGCCCTAACCAACCGCTATTCCAACTTCGATTTCCCTGAGTACAAATTCGTGGAATTCCCCAAGGCAGTTACGCATAACGGGAAGGTTCATGTGGTGAACGATGCCGAAGAGGAAAAGGCATTGCTGGCTGTAACACGCGATTATCGCAAAGAGGCATTGGATCGCGCCGCCGAGCTTAAACTTGAGATTCCCGACGACTGGAAACTGGAAAAGATTCAGCTTTTTATCAAGAAGAAGGAATCTGATATTGAATTCGAGAAGCTGCTTAAAGAAGAAGATAAGCCTATCGGTGATAAGGATGCTTCCAGGGCTTCCACGATTAATAAACTGACGTTGGCTGCGAAGTCGAAGTAAAAACCGCTAATGAATGTCGAAAGGGGTGATAGTTAAATGGCCGTCACCGCTTTAGATATTATCGTGCAGTCTTTCAAAAAAGCTGGTATTCTCGGTGTAGGCCAGACGCTGCTTGCCGAAGATATTAATGATGGGTTCTACGATCTGAACGACATGATGGCTCAGTGGGCGCGCAAGCGTTGGCTGATGTGGCATTTGCTGGATATTAGCAAGGTTTCTACAGGAGCGATGTCTTATACGGTGGGAATCGGAGGGGATTTCAATACCCCACGCCCTGATAGGTTAGAGGCGGCTTTTTTCCGGCAGATCGTGCCTTCGCAGCCTAACCAGATTGATTATCCGCTGGAATTGATTGAGTCGCGTGAGGCGTATAATAATATCGCGCTGAAATCGCTGATGACGTTTCCTACAAATATTTTCTATGATGCGGCTTACCCGACAGGCACTATTTACCCGTGGCCGGTTCCGCAGGCGACTATTTACGAAATACATCTCACGCTCAAGGACACGCTCGCGCAGTTTGCGACCCTGACTACGCCAATAAATATGCCGCCTGAGCATGTCGCGGCTATAAAATTTAATCTGGCGATTCGCTATCGCCAATCTTATCAGCTTCCTCCTGATTTGGCGCTTGTCGCCCTGGCTAAAGATTCCTTGGCGGTGATCCGTGGTGCTAACGCGCAGATACCGACACTGAATATGCCCTCTGATCTCATTCGCGGCGGGTTGTATAATATTTACAGCGATCAGTTTTATTAGACTTATAATTCAATAACTTAGCACGAAAGGTAAAATCATGGCTGCAACAACCAAACCACTTGCTGTCGAAGCCCGTCCCACAGTACCAGGGAAAAGTCTTTCCTTTAACGACTATCTCCAGAATGGTCTTTTGAACCTCAATGGTGCAAATTCCACTTACGGAATTACTGCTGCCGGTACTACGCAGGCTACAGGATTCCAGCTTAATTCACCTTATAATGAAGTGGATACTGTTGGCGCAAGCTCTGGCGTCAATCTGCCGAATTCGTCCGGTAAGCATAGTGTTCCTTATCAGTTTTGCGTTATTTATAACAATGGCGCAAATACGCTGACGGTTTATGCTGCGCAAGGCACTTCTGACACCATCAATGGAGTCGCAGGGGCAACTGGTATAAGCATGAATGCAAACTCTGCCGCACTTTTCGCTTCTGCGAAGGCAGGTGTTTGGGCATCTATCGGCATTGCGGGAAATGAAAACTTTGGCGCAATTACAGTTACGACGATCAACGGCCTGACGATTACGACCTCGACAGGGACACTGACGATTCCAAATGGCGTTGTCGCCACTGGCCCCGCAACTTCTGGGCTTGTGGCGCTTGCCAGTCCACCGCCTGTTGCCGTTGGATCATCCCTTGCTATCACTGCGGCTATGAGCGGTGCGCGGATATTGCTTAACACGGCAGGCGGTTCGACCGCCACGCTTCCCGCTGCATCTGGTTCCGGTAATATATACAAATTCATCGTTTCTGTTTCCACTACCAGCGCAGCACATAAAATCTTAGCCGCATCCAGTTCTGATTACATTGTCGGCGTTGCAATGGGATATACCGGATCAACAGCAAAAGTGTTTGGTTCACCAGCTACCACTAATCATTCGATTCAGATGCCTAACACTGGATCGCAGCCGAGCGGCGGTATTATCGGTGATTATTTCAACTTTACTGACATCGGCGCTAATCTTTGGCATTGCGATAGCATGTACCAAGCTGGCACAACTCCCACGACGCCATTCAGCAGCGCCACGACCTAATGCGAGAGTATAATGCGGATTCTGCTCACTGGTGGCTTTTACCAAAGTAAATCAATTATCGCCAATGCGCAACGCTGCATTAATCTTTATCCTGAGAAAAATCCCGAAGATTCCCCAGTCCCAATCACGACCTATCTGACGCCGGGACTTACCCTTTTGGGCACGGCTCCCAATAATATGCCGAATCGCTGCACTTATCGCACATCGCAGGGACAGCTTTATACGGTGAACGGTGACACGATTTATGCCGTATCTTCGTCTTGGGTTTATACGTCAATCGGCACGATTACGAATCTCTCCACGCCGGTTTCGATGGCCGATAACGGTCTTGTGATACTGGTTGTTGACGGCACTCCTGATGGCTGGGCTATTGACATAGCAACAAATGCCTTCGGCGTGATAAATGATTCCGCGTTCTACGGCTCGCCACGAGTGGATTATGTCGATACCTATTTTCTCCTGAGCCAACCGGGAACGAACGCTTGGTATATCTCGCTTTCCAATGCGACATTTGCCATGCTTACGAGCATAGGCGGATCGATTACAAGCGGAACAACAGTAGGGGGCACGGGATATACGGACGGCACCTATACGGCAGTTCCTCTCACTGGCGGAACCGGATCGGGCGCAACCGGCACTTTCACTATCGCAGGCGGAATTGTTGGCACCGTTACAATCGTCAGCGCCGGCATTGATTACGTCATCGGTGACACGCTTTCCGCATCAGACATTGGTGCGGGGGCTGGTTTTGTTTTTGAGGTGGTGACTATTGGGGGCGCATTTGATCCTTTGGCGATTGCCACGAAAAACGGCTATCCCGATCCTATAGCTGCCTTGATCGTTATGCACCGCGAGGTGTGGCTAATCGGGCAACTAACGAGCGAGGTATGGTATGACGCAGGTAATGCTGATTTTGCTTTCTCGGAGTTTCCCGGTGCTTTTATTGAGCATGGATGCGTTGCCCCTTATTCGGTAGCTAAGCAGGATTTATCGGTTTACTGGCTTTCGCAGGATGAGCAGGGACAGACGATTGTCATACGTGGAGCGAGTTACCAAGCTACGCGGATTTCGACTCATGCGATGGAAAATGAAATAAGTAAATATTCTGTTATTTCTGATGCGATAGGCTGTACATATCAGCAGGAAGGGCATGTATTTTATCTTCTGTTCTTCCCCACGGCCAATAAGACTTGGTGCTGGGATCAGACTGCGGAATTATGGCATGAACGTGCGTGGACGGATGATAACGGCATTTTGAATCGCCATCGCGCGAATTGCGTCGCCAATGTTTACGACGTGAACGTGGCGGGTGACTGGCAGAATGGCAATCTTTATGCGTTTGACGAAGAGAATTTCACTGACAATGGCCAGCCGATAAGCCGGATTCGCTCTTTCCCGCATTTTCAGGAAGATCGCAAGCGTATCACGCATAAGTTTTTCTATCTTGACATGGATGTAGGCGAGGATGACGGAAGTGTTGACGGAAGTACGCCAAGCAATCCGCCGATGATTTCCTTGCGGTGGAGCGATACCAAGGGCGCAAGCTGGGGCAATGCGGTAGAGCAAAGTCTTGGCGCCGGCGGCCAGTATTTGACGAATATCCAATATTCACGCCTCGGCATGGCACGTGATCGGGTTTATGAAGTATCATGGTCATGTCCTGCTTTAACGGCACTTCAAAGTGCATGGATTGAACCCGGATTGGCGGCAACATGACGCAAATGCAGCAAGGTTTTCCGCAAATATCCTCTCCGCTTGTTGATCCTCCCACGGGGCGGATTACGACTACATGGCTATATTTACTTCAATCATTGTGGAATCGAACGGGTGCAGCACAAGGCGGCGTGGTAAACAGCGTCACTGTCAACGCAAATGAAGGCATTACTGAGACGGTTCAAAGCGCGACTTCCAATGTCCTGATAACGTTAGGGCTTGGAGCGATAACGCCTTCATCCGTTGCCGCTTCCGGCAATGTGACGGGTAGCAATCTTTCCGGCACGAATACCGGCAACGTGACCTTATTGGGCGAGAATTATCTATCGCTTGCGGGACAGGCGATAACCGCCCATCCGATTAATCTATCCGGCACAAATGTTACTGGCGAGTTTAGTGCATCGAATCAACCGGCATTGACCGGCGATGTGACGACTCCAGGCGCTTCGTTGGTTACTACCCTGGCAACAGTTAACTCTAATGTTGGAACCTATACGGCAGCGACAATAACCGTGAATGCCAAAGGGCAGGTAACTGCGGCAGCAGGTGGGGGCGGTATATCGGCAACGATTACAACGGCCAAGCTTACGGGTGGCGGCGCAAATGGTAGTTTGACGTTCGTTTCGGGAGTCCTCACTGCACAGGTACAGGCAACATGACCATTGAAATAAGAAAATATACGATTGGCGAATTAGACAAAGCGCCAAATGTGCTGGAATTATTTAAAGAATACGAGGCAGAAAGCGCCATAGTCGGACTTCCCCCTATAAGCGCAAAGCTTGATTTATATTTATACCTTGAAAAAAATGGAAGCCTTACGATATTCGGGGCTTTTCTAAGGGATGTTTTAATAGGATTTGTTACGGTCTTAGCTCCAGTCATTCCGCATTATGGGATAGTAGTTGCAACCACTGAGTCTATCTTTGTGGCAAAAAAATATCGCATGACGGGAGCAGGTTTAAAATTGCTCAAAGCAGCGGAAGATCACGCTATAACGGTAGGCTCGCCCGGATTGCTACTCAGCGCGCCAAAAGACGGCGCGTTAATGAGTCTACTGCCGCGATTAGGTTATACAGAAACCAGCCGCATATATTTCAGGAAATTGAATGGAATTAGTGAAACCGCAGGGGCTACCAGCAATGGCACAGCATCATATAGAGAAGGTGACACAATTAGCGATAGCATCACGGGAATTTCCGCAAACTATCATTGATACCTATCATGTTTTCCACGCTGGCATGTATGCACGGACTATCATGATACCGGCAGGCGTTACGATTACTGGGGTATTAATAAAAATACCCACTCTTGTGATATTGGCAGGTCATGCGCTCGTATATCAAGGCGACGAAACCATCGAAATGACGGGCTATCATGTATTGCCAGCGAGTAAAAACCGCAAACAGGCTTACCATGCGATAAATAATACCATGCTGACGATGTTATTTCCTACTGAATCGCAGACCATAGCAGGGGCAGAAGCAGAGTTTACAGACGAAGTAGATCAATTGCTTTCGCACACGCAAAATAATCATATCATTATAACGGGCGAATAGTATGTCAGGAGCGGCAACGGCATTAGGTATTACTGGAGGATTGACTGCTAATGCCGCACTTATCGGTGGAGGTTTATCTGCCGCAGGCGCTATAGGTAGTTCGCTTATAGCTGGAAATGCTCAGCAAAACGCCGCAAGTTCTGCAAGCCAAGTGCAGCAGAATATGTTTAATCAAACGCAGGCAAACCTTCAGCCCTATATGGCTGCAGGAAGCTCTGCAATAAATGCGCTTTTGCAGGGTACGGGGCTTTCTAGCGCTCCGGCGACGGCTCCGGCGAACAGTGCAGCGGTGAATTTTGACGGCAATGCACTGCCGCCGGGATTAACGCCGGGTACATATTATGAGGGAAACACCGCATCCTCTCCAGGCATGTATCCGATCTATGGTACAAACGGACAAGTAATTGATTATAGCGCTGCTCCGCCAAGCGCTTCTGGCAGCCAGCAGCAGCCGGGACAGGCATCGAATGTGGGAGCTGGTGGCACACCTTCGCTTTCCAATGTTTTGAATAGCCCTCTTTTACAGGCTCCTACTGCAAATCTGAGTCAGGCGGCCTTGGCACAGACGCCAGGCTATGAATACGCGCTTAATCAGGGCTTAGAATCGACGCAAAACGCGGCAGCGGCGCGTGGGCTTGGCTCATCGGGCGCGGCGCTGAAAGCATCGGCAAATTTCGCCACAAATGCAGCGGAAAATACTTATCAGCAACAGTACCAAAATGAGGTCACAAATCAAACGAATCAG